GCAGGAGCCACCAAGCGTCCGGACGGCAGCTACGAGATGAAGTCGGGCGGGAACGGGAAGAAGTCTCCCAAGGTGGAGGTGGAGGACATCAACATCCGCAAGGCCGACAACGGGGGATTCATCGTGCGCTGTCACAAGCGGTATGCCGAGAAGCAGCGGCCCGCCGACAACCCGATGCCGTATCTGGAACCGAGCGAGGCGGTGTTCGCCACGTGGGACGAGGTGGACGCCTACGCGCGCAAGGAACTCGGGGTGGGCGCGTCCTCCTATTGGGGTTCACCGAACGTGAACCGTGAGTTCGATGACGCCTAGGACATGACTCCAGACGAGCCCGAGATCCACGCCCCAGGAGCACTCGGGTGGTGAAGTGTGACGGGTTTGCCCCTTGTAATGCTGAGTTCGGAGTCAAATCCGGAAAGTCCCCCTAGAAGCTCTCGCGTAAGAGTTTATGGAAAACGGCCTCAAACCCGTCACACCCGTCACACCGGTGTGGGTTCCGTGCCGGTGCGAGGAGTATTGGTGCCGGAAGCACCGTCAGCACGCGGCGGAGTGTCCGTGCCCACCGGTCGAGGAGTGGAAGGCGAGCCCGTACGGGCCGGGCGTCCACAGCACTAGCTAAACCCGAGGAGGAGGACGACCATGAAGGGTATGAAGCACAGCGGCGGCTCCATCACAGTTCCCACCAGCACCGATCCTGGTGGACGGGCAGACGCGGCGCGGTTCGGGAAGGTGGCGAAGGGCAACCCGAACGCGACTGGCAAGCTGAATCCGGCAGGCCCGGGCGGCGGAGACAACCACGCCAAGCCCGGCAAGATGAAGCACTAGGCGCTCTCCCCCCTTTCTGCACACGGAGGCGGCGGTGCGTGCGGCGGCGGCGACGGACACTGAGACGAGGTGACCTCGCATGACCCGTGGCGGCACGCCGTTTCCACACATCCCGCTTGACGAGGTCGGCGGTGCTGGGCTCATGTCCAGCCCGGGCATGATGACCACCGTCCTGGCGAACATCTTCAAGCACCACCTCTCGACTGAGGTGAAGGTCGGCATGCTGTATGACGGGCGCCCGGCGTTCCTCCAGAAGTGCGCCCAGTCATTCGGTCACCTCGGGCTCAGCGAGAAGCACTACAACGCCCTGTGGACGGTGCTCAACGAGGAGATCCCGCAGGTCCATGAGGCTCTGAAGCGTCCATCCTGATGGCTACTGAAACCGCCGAGACGTTCAAGCGTGCGATGAGCCGGGTCGTGAACTCGCTGTCCACGACTGACGACACACAGGCGGGCCAGGAGCTCGGTGTCGCCCAGCGCACCTTCCGCGAGACCGCAATGCTGCGGTTCAAGACGGTCGAGTCGGCTGAGAAGGAACTCCGCAAGGCGCAAGAGGACGATCTCAAGTGGCGGGCCGGTGGAAACTATCAATGGGACGAGCAGACCCGGTCTGACCGATTGCGCCAGACCCGGCCGATCATCACCATCAACAGGTTTCCCGAGGCCATCCAACAGATCGTCGCGGCTGAGCGGCGCGCACGTGGGGCCATCCAGGTCAATCCAGTCGACAATGGTGCGGACAAGGACACCGCCGAAACCTTCCAGGGCATCATCCGGCACATTGAGGACCAGAGCGGGGCAGACGCGGTGTACCTGAATGGGGCTGAAGCACAGGCCACCATCGGGCGCGGCTACTGGCGTGTGGTGACCGAGGCGGTGAGCCCACGGAGTTTTGATTTTCAGATTCGACTCAAGCGGGTCCGCAACCCGTTCATGGTCTACTGCGACCCCGCAGCCGCAGAGCCCGACCGGCGGGACATCCGGTATGCCTTCATCGTGAAGGACATGCCGAAGGATGAGTACATCGCCAGCTTCGGGGACACGGCGTTCGCGAGCCTGGGGCGGTTCCAGTCGACCGGCGACCACATGCCGAACTGGGCACCAGAGGGTTTCATCCGGGTGGCGGAGTACTTCTATGTCGAAGAGGAACCCGATCGGCTGCTCTTGCTGACGACGCGTGATCCCGAGGTCCTGGCGTTCATCCAGGAGACGGCCCCCAAGGTGTTGATGCCCATCCTGGAGTCCGAGCTTCCAGCGGATTGGCGCGGGAACATTCCCGAGGCGTTCGAGATTCTTGAGGAGCGGCCGACGACCAGGCGACAGGTCAAGTGGGCGCTCATCGACGCCGAGAAGATTCTCAAGGGCAACGCGGACAAGACGGCGGGACGGGACTGGGACGGGAAGTGGATCCCGATCGTCCAGGTGCTGGGCGAGGAGCTCGACATCGACGGCAAGGTGGATCTGCGTGGTGTGGTCCGAGACGGGCGTGACCCGCAACGGGTCTACAACTACGAGGTGACGTCGCTGGTCGAGACGATTCAACTAGGCCGCACGGCGCCCTGGGTCGGCTACACCGGGCAATTCAAGGGGCACGAGAGGAAGTGGAACACGGCGAACACGCGGAACTGGCCCTACCTGGAGGCCAACCCTGTGATCGCGAACGGGCAGATTGCGCCCCTCCCGCAACGAGTCGTTCAGGAGCCACCGATTCTCGCCATCAGTCATGCCATAGCCCAGGCGGACAACGACTTCAAGGTCACCACGCGCTGGCACGATGCGTCTCTTGGGGAGCGGGGACCGCAAGAGTCCGGGATAGCGATCGACCGTCGACAGCGGCAGGACGAGGCGTCGAATGCGCTCTACCCAGACCACATGAACCGGGCGAAGAAGTTCACGGGCGACCTCCTGATTGACCTGATTCCCAAGACCTACGACCGGCCGCGCATCTTGAAGATTCTCGGGGCCGACGACTCCCCCATGACGGTCATGGTGCACTCAGGGACAGTGGGGAAGGATTTCGACCCGAACCAGAAACCCGAGGGCGTGGACGGCATCTTCGACCTCTCGGTGGGGACCTACGACGTGACGGTCAACGTGGGGCCGACCTTCCAGACCCAACGGCAGGAGACCGCCGCCCACTTGGCGCAAGTCCTTGGGAAGAACCCGCAACTCTTCAGCTTCTTCGCGGACATCTACTTTGAGAACCTCGACTCGCCGGTGGCGCACCGACTGTCGAAGCGGGCCAAGAAACTTCTCCCCGAACAGATGCAAGAGGCCGGCGAAGGCGAGGAGCGGTCAACCCAAGACGTCCAGATGATCCAGCAGTTGCAGGAGCAGTTACAGCAGGCCACCCAGGGACTCCAGCAGGCGCAGCAGAAGCTGGCCACTGACGAGGTGAAGGCGAAGGCCCAGGCCGGGATCAAGCAGGCGGAGATTGAGGGCCGGGAGCGTGTGGCGAAACTCAACGCTGACGTGAAACTCCTTGAGGCCAAGATGGAACTCGCCGGCAAGGTGTCGGTGGAGCGGGTCCGGGCGTCGCTCGAGGAGCAACTCGAAGCGGTCCGGACCAGGCTGGAGACAAGACAGGCGATCACGACGATCGCAGCGGAGAGCGAGGCCCGGATGGACGAAGCCTCGCACGAGCATGATCTTGAGCGAGACACCCCAACTGGTGGTGTGGCAGAATAGCGGAGGCGCAAGATGACTCGCGAACTCGTAACCGTGTCGACCACGGACACGCCCGATGAGATGGCGGCTGCGGCAGCGCGGCACGCCGGGACGGCTGAAGGCCCAGCCGTGCGGGCGCCCGCGACGGTGCAACCCACGGCAGAGACGGTCGCCAAGGCCGCTGAGCCGCGCCCAGAGTCGCCCACGGCGTCGGCTGAGGGGACACCCCCTGCCGAGCCGGAGACACCCGCAGCAGAGGCGAAACCCGAGAAGCCGCCCGAGAAGCCGCCCAGCAAGTCTGAACAGCGGAAACTCCGCATCCAGACCGAGATAGACGACCTCACGCGCCAGCGCCACGAGGTCCAGCGTGCGCTCGACACGGAGGCTGGCCGGCTCGAAGGGATACGACAGGGCCGCGCGCCAGAACGGCCTTCCAAGAAGGCGGCACCGAAGACCCCAACCGGCCCGCAACCCGAACCCATAATCGACCAGTTCCACAGCTATGAGGAGTGGGACACGGCATGGCGGAAGTGGGTCGTGGCTGAGCGGGACACGGCGATCACGGCGAAGGTGGCCGAAGCCCGCGCCGCTGACCACCAAGCCGCCGCAGAGGACAAGGCCAAGGAGGCGTACAGCACCGACGTGGCCAACTTCCGTGCCTCGATGGACGAGGCGCGCACCCGACATCCAGACTTCGACCAATTAGCGAAGGAGAACGAACGCCTTCCCATCAACCCGGACATGCACGAGCGCATGGTGCGACGTCCGCTCGGCGGCGAGATTCTCTACCACCTCTTTCAGCACCCGGAAGACTGCGTGCGTATTGCAAGCCTTCCGCCCCGTGATTGCGTCACCGAACTCGCCTTGATTGAGGCTGAGATCGCTAACTCCCTCGGGACTGCGTCTCCCCCAGCGACCACGGAGACACCCCCTCGCGGCACAGTCCCGGCGGTACCACCCAGAACTCGCGCCAGCGAACCGATCGAGCCGCTCGGTCCTGGTGCAGCAGCGTCTGCGGTCCCGCTGGAGGAGTTGGCCAAGCGTGGCGATCACGCCGCCTACCGGAAAGCGAGACTGGGGCGCTGACGCCGCGCCTTGAGGGGCGCGGTGAAAGGACGTTCCAGTGTCTAACACCCTTCTGACCACCAGCTTGATCACGCAGGAGGCTCTCCTGCTGCTTGAGCTCAACTTGGGGTTCACCTTGAACGTGAACCGTGAGTTCGATCCAAAGTTCGGGATCGAGGGGGCGAAGATCGGGTATGTCGTCAATGTGCGGCGCCCTGTGAAGTACGTTGGTCGTACTGGGCAGACCGTCGACATCGAAGACATCCAGGAGCGGTCGGTCCCTGTCGTGCTCGACAAGCAGTTTGGTGTCGATCTCGAAGTGTCCACCGCCGATCTCAGCCTCGCCATTGACGACTTCAGCAAGCGGATTCTCGGGCCGGCCGTCTCGCGCATTTCGCACGAGGTTGACCGGGATGGCTTGAAGGAGTTCGTCAACGTCTACAACTCGGTCGGGACGCCGGGCACCACGCCCAATGCCCTACTGACGTATCTCCAGACCTGTCCGAAACTCGATGACGCGGGTGCCCCGCGTGACGAGAACCGGTGGATGGTCATCTCGTCCCTGATGGAGATCACCATCGTGGACGCCGTGAAGGCGTTGTTCCATGCGACCGCGCAGCTTGCGCAGCAGTACGTCAAGGGCCGCATGGGAACAGCGGTTGGGTACGAATGGGTCATGGACCAGAACGTCCAGACACATACAGTCGGTGCGTACGCCGGCACCCCGCTGGTCAATGGCGCGAGCCAGACCGGCGCGAGCATCATCACCGATGGCTGGACGTCCGGGTCGTCCACGATCAACAAGGGGGACGTTTTCACCCTGGCTGGCGTGAACTCGGTCCGCCCGCACACGCGGGACTCGACCGGCGTGCTCCAGCAGTTCGTGTGCACCGCGACGTTGTCCGATACCGCCGGGGCCAAGACGATTCAGATCGACCCTCCGATCACACTCACGGGTCCGTATCAGACCGTGAGCGCGTCACCCGCGAACAATGCGGCCCTGACGATGGTGGGCATTGCGTCAAAAGCCACCCCCCAGGGGCTCGCGTATCACCGCGACGCCTTCTGCCTCGCCACAGCCGATCTCTACGTGCCCAATGGTGTCGACATGGGCGGGAGGTCGTCGGATCCGCAACTCGGCATGAGTATCCGGTTCATCCGGGACTACGACCCGCAGCGGGATCAACTGATCACGCGGCTCGACATGCTGTATGGCTGGAAGACCCTCCGGGCGGAGCTCGCCTGCCGGGTGCAAGCCTGATCACGTAGGCACTGAGAGTGCGTTAGGCCGGCGCCCGTCTGGGGGTCGGTCTATCTCACAAGGAGAAGACACAGATGGCCAATCCTGATGCACCAACCCTTGTCACCACGCTGTCGGCCGCTGCGGCGGTGGGCGACACGCGGATTTCACTCACGTCGGCGACGGGGCTCGTTGCCGGGTCCATCATCGTCGTCGGACATGAGGTCATGGAGGTGGTCACGGCTGACACCACCGCCAACACCGCCGAGACACGGCGTGGCGTCTCTGGGACGCGCCAGGTGGCGCACATCAGCGGCGCGGACGTCTTCGGCGGGGCCAAGAGCGAGTTCACCATGGTCGGCGGACGTCCCGCGCGGTCCGGCTACTCCGGCTCGCTGGGGCTGCATGCCAAGATGGTGCTCCCGCTCAACACCGTCTACGTGGACCCCGATACCGGCTACGAGTACCGCTTGGTCGATTGTCAGTCGGCGTTTGTCGTCGGGGAGTGGGTCACGATCGACTCACGCGGGCTCGCCACGCAGCTTGCGGTTGCGCAAGAAGGCCGCGTGGGCATCGTCATCGAAGTCGCGGCGTCGGACGACTACGCCTGGGTCATCGTCGGAGGGCTCTTTGCGAGCGCCGTGCTCGACTCGGACGTCAGCACGGCGGTGCTCTTGGGTGCCAATGTGGGGTACCTGTCGCCGTATGACTCCGACACCGATGTTCTGATCCAGAACGCACGGTGCACGGTCGCCCCGGTGTCGTCCAGCGTCGGCACGCTGGGGGATGCCATCGGGACGGTCTACATCGACAACCCGTGGACCTCTGGGATTGCCAACTTCGTGTCCTAGAGCCATGGCGATTCAGCAACACATCCCGGGGGCTTCCATTAAGTGGCGGGAGCCCCCGCTTCCCCCGGGGCCAGGACGGCTCCGCAAGGTCGGGATCCTGGGCGGTCACCAGCCAAGTCTGCGGCTGGCGCCCTGGGCGGACCCGACGTGGGAGTGGTGGGTGCACGCCAGCATCTCCCGCCACATCCAGGTCCGCCCGTCGCGGTTGTTTGACATTCACCCGCCGCATGTCTTCAACACGAAGCGGAAGAACGGGTTCGCGGACTATCCGGAGTTCCTCCAACGGAGTCGCATTCCGGTCTACATGCAAAACGTCTACAAGGACATTCCGATGAGCCGGCGCTACCCGCGCGAGGCGGTCAAGTCCCTTTGGCCCGGCGTGCCGGTGGGGTCCACGACGGCGTGGATGATTGCGCTGGCGTTGCTCGAGGGGGTGACGCATCTCGGCTGTTGGGGGATCACCTACTCGCACGAGACCGAGTATGCGCGGCAACGGGCGAACGCGGAACGGTGGGTGGGCGTGGCCCAAGGCGCTGGGGTGCACCTGGTGCTACCGGAGAACACGCCGTTCTGTCGGCAACCCGAGGAGGACTACGGCTACGAGTCGCACGACACGCCAGAGAAGTATCAGGCGCTGCGTGATGCCGTGGCGGAGGCGGCGAAGCAGGACACCCCTGTCGGCACCTTCGATCCCAGCAGGTTGGTACCGGTGGGGACCATTGACGCCCGGGCGATTCGCCGGGAGAAGAACCCAGGATGGGCGGAGGCGGAGGCGGAGGAGGCGTTTGACCAGCCGGTCCCGCAGCGCATTCTGGACCGGGAAGCGGAGGCGAGCAACGGCGATGGGACCCCGCGCGTCTAGGCGCGCGCTCACTGAAGGAGTACGTCATGGCGACACAGGACGTGGAGACCCCGTACACGCACAAGGAATATCCCAAGTGGATGTATCACGAGGGACAGGGGGACGACGCGCGAGAGCCGGTGCTCGTGACCCATCCTTCGGAGGCCGAGCTCCTGGGGGTGGGGTGGGGTCATTCCCCGGCGGGGCCGTTTGCGGAGGCGCCTGAGCCCGAGGTAGAACCCGACCCGGTGCCGGAACCAGCGCCCGCGCCATCCAAGCGTAAGGCGAAGAGGGCGGCCAAGAAGACGAAGAGGTAAGACCGATGGGGCAATTCTTCGACGAGCGCGTTGGACAGAACTACCTCCGCGCCGCGATCAACGTGGCCAGCAGCGGGGACAACACGCTGGTGGCGGCTGTGGCGAATCGCCGGATCCGCGTCTACAACTTCGTGCTGGTGAGCGCGGGGGCGGTGGCGGCGTCCTTCGAGGACGGCGCGGGGGGCACAGAACTAACCGGGGACATGCCGCTCAATGACGGGACCGTGGTGAACCCCGGGTTTGACCCCCATGGGCACTTCGAGACGTCATTGGGCACCCTGCTCAACTTGGAGCTCAGCGGCAGCGTGGCAGTCGACGGGTATCTCTGCTACGCGCTGATTGGGGATGACGTGACCTAGTGACTGGCGCACAACTGATCTCACGGTCGTTGCGGTTGATCGGGAAACTGGGCGAGGGCGAAACCGCCACCGGACAGGCGGCTGAAGATGCGCGCCTATTTCTTAACGACATGCTAGACCAGTGGCAGGCCGAGAGTCTCTTGGTCGAGACCGAGAAGGAGGACACGGTCACGCTGGCCGCCAGCACCTCCAGCTACTCGATTGGAGACGGGGCGACGTGGGATCTTGTGCGGCCCACGCACATCATCCGCGCGCTCGTCATCCCGGACAGTGGGGCGTCTAACCCGATCCAGATCCCCATCCGGGTGGTGACGCCGCAGGGGTGGGCGGCCATCCGGGCCAAGAGCACCACGGCGAGTTACCCGTATCTCATCTACTACGACAAGCGGATGGACTCGTCTAGCTCCGGGACGGTCTTCGTCTACCCCGTTACGACGAACACCAGCGCGCAGATCGTGCTGTGGACGCCAGAGATTCTCAACAGCTTCACCGACCTGACGACCAACTACACGTTTCCGCCCGGGTATGCGATGGCACTCCGGACGAACCTGGCGGTCTTCCTGACGAACGAGTATGGGATGCCGACGCCGCCGAGCCTCACCACGCAGGCGGGGGAGGCCAAGGACGTGCTCGAGCGGATCAACACGGCTGACGACGCGATGGTCATCGACGGGGCGCTCTTGGGCGGCTACACGGGCGGGTATAACGTGCTGACGGACTAGGGGTAACACGGTGCGGATTCCGAACTTCTGCGGGCCGGACCACACGGGCCAGTCGAGCATTGCCGACGTGCAGCGCACGATGAACTGGATCCCGGAGTTCGCCGAAGTGCCGGGTGGGAAGGGC